AACCAAACTGCATTAGATGAGTTCTCCTCAAGTCTTTCAGTTAGAGTGGAGTTAACTATCTTAGATACATCAAAGATTCCGTAATCGGAAGTATTTGGGAATTTAGCAAGTGTATAATCAACACTACCACTATTAGCTTGAGAACCAGTCCAATATGTTAAATCAGCTAAATATTGAAATGATGAACTTAATAACATATTGTTATCATTCTGAATCACCGAAAATATAATAGGTGATTGAGCCAACGATGATGATGCTGGTGATTGAGTTATTGATAATATTCCTGGCATTGTTTATATCTTTATATTTTAACCATTAATTTGATAAATCTATTGAAGGGGTTAGGATACTGTAAATCCTGCTTTTTTAAATTGAGTATCAATTGCATGTAAATACTCAGTAGCAATCACATCAACTTTATCTTTTAAGAATTCATCTAAAGCATTTTGGAACTCATCCGATTCAGCTCCTAATTCTGCAAAAGGTCTTTTACCCATCTTAGATGTACCATAGTGAACGTACTGTCCATACTCAGCTCCTGTTGGAGCTATATCTAATACGAATGTATATTTTGTACCTTCAGTTAATTTGTTTTCTCTACCTATACTACTAGGTACGTTACTTGGAGATGTTACAAACTTAGAAAGTAAGTTACCTGTTTTGAATGCTTTAGATGTACCTGTTTTATATGAGGTGTACGTAGAACCAGGGTAAATTGCTTTACCTGCTGCTTTCTTATACGCCTTAGCTACATCTTGTAATGTTTTCATTATTCACAAGGTTGTTGTGAACCTATTACTGTATTACTACTTAAAGAGATAACTTCAAGTCCACAAACTGGATTACCATCATATTGATATTGTACATCTCCGTTACAATCTCTATATTCAATAATTACTGGGTCTCCTCCAAGAACACCAAATGTAAATCGAATACACTCTTGTGTTGTAGATTTACCTAAATCAAATAAACAAATGTTTCTATCGTTGTGTACTCTTAGAGTAAAATCAGCTGACCATCCAGCTAAACCATTATCATACTCTTGCTTAAAGGCTGTACATGCTGTTGTACCTTGTATCTCAAACCCTTCTTCTTTTCTATCAGTATATGAAAGTAAATCGTTAACGATTGAAAGTGTGTTAGCATGAATATCAACAGTATCATCTACACCTTCAAAATATATGGTTTGTTGGTTGTTAGAACCTGATGATTCATTATCTTTTAATTTTATCTTATCAGCTACTACAATTTGTACACCATAATCAGTAGATTTACCATCAAATGTGGCATTAGTAATGATTACATTTCCTAAAGGATATTGAGGGAATGGGAATGTATCAATTGAAAATACATCACCTTGAGTCACATACCTTATTGATGGGTGATTCTGCATTATCGATTTTAGATAATTTAGAACATTGTAATATAATGTATAATTAGTTCCGTTACTCATATCGTTTTTTTATAGTTCTAATCCACCGAAGTATTGGTTACTTTGGTCAGGCCATATTTGAGTTGCATTACCAACTGATTCTAAGAACTCAGGAATATTAGATGAATTAGCAATTAAATAATCTTGTAATCTTGTTGCGTAATAATCAGCGTTATTCAAAGCTTTTGCCAATAAATAATCAATCTCATTTTTACCCGGTGAGATGGATGTATCTGATTGATGTTTGAATGCACCTTCACTTTTAAAAGATATACCACTAAAAGGGATGTATTCAACGCATGCGTACCATACTAATGTTGGTTTAATGTATTCATCTACTAAAGTTTCGTAATACCCAGTAAATGGAGTACTTGCTTCAATATCAGCTTGTAACTTATTAAACAATACTGTACCTAAAAGATTAAGTAAATATTTGTCTTGGCTAGTTCTGATAAATGGTAATAGTTTATCTGCATCAATAGCTCCTTGAAGCGGAGTTTGCTTTATGATGTCATTTCGGGTTATAAATAGTGCGTATGCTGCCATCGTTATTCGTTATTAAATTCTAAGTTGTTTTCCATTTGTTCAGTATTCTCCATCTGCTCAGTCACAGTTTCTTCTACCTCTTCGATTGTTTCACCAGTCTCTTCAGCAGTTGTTGATAGTATTGCCAATGGAGTTAATTGGTCAAAGTATAATTCGGTTTCATTACCCCATCCACCTTTTCTAAAGATATCAGCAAATGATGATATAATAGTATTTTGGAATGGATGTATTGTCATTGTTTGCATAATACTAAACGCTGTTTTCATTTCCTCACTCTGAGAGGAGAAACCATTGTTAGCGGTACGAATACCAAAGAGTAGTGGAGATGTTACTCTATTTGCCACTAAGATTCGGTCCTGAGCGTACTCAGCAACGTATTGTTGTTTCTCATGTAAGTTTTCCGTTTGAATTGCTTCAATTGTTGGTTTGTTAGCTGCATCATCGTTAAATGATAACATAAAACGACCCGCATTACGAGTACCAGTAAACTTGTTAACAATGTTTGTTTCAATCGCTTGTCTTTCTTCAGGTGCAGGAACTCCGTTGTTCAGGTTAACCATTACCAAAGGAAGGAAGCCATTTTCTATGTTGTTGATATGTAGATTACTTAATTCAGCTTCTACAAATGAGAACTGAAGTGCAGAAATCCAATCGGGCATACCATAGTAGTATGTACCTGGTGAATAGTTCTTACCATAGTACAATTCCATTGAATCATTAGATGTACCAAATGCTGGAATTATCTTCTTATGTTTTTGTTGTCTAATATCAGTCCAATCCGTACAGTAGTAATATGTTTCTACTTTTGGTTTATCATATAACTTTTCAGCTCTTATGTTTTGTACTGGAACGTGATAGATTTTCTTAACCTTAGTATGGTCATCATTCCACCACACTTGTGCAGCAAAGTTACCATATAGTTTTAAATCAAAAGATATTTTCTTAACATCTTCTTGGTCAATCATCTTAGCTAAAGCAGCATCAAATAATTCATTCTTAGAGTACATCCCTTTACCGAAGATTAAATCGGCTATACCTTCAATACAAGCTGAGTTAGTTGTTGAGGTATTAAATGCATCCGTTACAATTGGAAAAAAGTCATCTTGGTCCATTATACCAATTGGTACCCAACTGTATCTTGTTTTTGTATCTTCAGTAATGATTGGAATATCTTGCTGAGATAAATTTAATACTGAGAAGTTTGTTTGTTTCTTCATATCTTAAAATAGTATGTATTCGTTTGTAGTTACATTGGATTTGAAATCATCATCTAAATGTGATTTGTATTGTGTTGTATCCAATGATGATGATGCAAACACTTTGTAAGTACCATACCAAACATCGTTACTACCACCATCTTTCATATAAGCTCTATATTCACCACCATCAATAGCTCCACTAATATTAGCATCAAATTTAATAATTGATTCTGATGAAGTGTATTCAGCTGATAAAGATTGTGTTGTATTAACTAAAGTTTGCATGTTTTGGTAATACAATGTGAACGTAGGTTCCGTTGTTTGTTCAATTCTGAACGTATTAGTATTACTTCCTGATAAATAGTATGAGTTCATGTTGTCTATAAGTGTTCATTATCTATATTTTAACAATCAAATAGATAAATGTAGTTATCAGACACAAAAAAAGAGGGAACGTTTGTTCCCTCTTTAGTTCTTACATCGTTATATACGATGAGAGTGTATAATAGTAATTTATGAAGTTACAATTGTAGGTGCAGTTACAGCCGCAAATGGGTTATCAACAGTTGAACCAGATATAAATCCAGCTGGAAGTTGTTCTTCACCAGTCATAGAAACCGAGTAGCCATATAGGTCACCGAGTCCTCCTCCAGTTTGAATTGTTCCAGCAGTTAAATCTGCTCCTCTATCTTGTCCCACTAACAATGCATCTCCTGCGTTTGTATGAACTACAATTTGAGGTCTACCATAAGCTAAAGTTTTTAGCTCAGTTGTCATCTCATTAGTTAACTTCTTTAAGTTAAGAGTTAATTCTTGAGAGAAGAAGGTAGTACCGTTTTCTCTACTACTATTAACAGTCTCAGTATATGCCGATGTGCCTTTTAGTTCGTACTTGTAAGCAGTAAGTGTTGAAAAGTCTCCTGTTACCTCACCATCACTCGGTCTAGTGAATGTTGACCCACTAACGAAATTGATAAAGTAAACGGCTTGTAAGCCCCCTACGGATTCTTTACATACTTCCTGTCTACCAGCTGTTAAATCACATGCCATAATTTTAAGTTGTATTTATTGTTAATAATAATTGTTAAAGAATATGGAAAATAAGGGGAGAATTAACTCCCCTCAATTCCTATATAATTCATCCTACTTATGCAGGGATGTGTATAGCGATGTCCTGTCCAATACCAAATTCAGTATCTCCAGTATATCTCATAATTACACGGTAATTTTGTGAGCCATCGAGGTCAGCCATGTCTAACACCTTAACTTCGTTGTAGTCTGACATCAAACCTGTTCCGAAGAATAAGT